CCGAGCCGGGCGAGGACGACCTGGCGTGGCAGGAGACCCTCATCCAGGAGCACCAGGACCTGGACCTGATCGCCGCGCCGATCCGCCGCCGCGCCGAGCAGATGCTGGCCATCGCCAAGGCGCACGACAACCCGGCGAACCGCGAGGGCCCGGAGCCGAAGCGCACCCCGGACCTGCAGACGCGCAACGCCGCCGGGCAGGACCCGTTCCGCGAGCTGGACCGGGTGCGGCACGGCCTGGTGGAGCCGCGGGAGGTCCGCGGCCGGGCCCTCGACGCGATCGAGGTGTACTCGCAGCGCGGCGACCTGCGGGACGAGTTCGCGGAGAACGCGACCGGCCTGGCGCAGTCGCAGTACCTGGGGCAGTCCAACATCGCCCGGCACATCCTGGAGACCGGCTCGCAGGAGTACTACGACACGTTCCGCGAGTACCTCGCCGACCCGGCGCGGGTGTCCGGCCGTGCGTCGCTGACCCTGACCAGCGCCAACGGCGGGTATTTGCTTCCCTTCGTGCTCGACCCGACGATCATCCTGACCAACGCCGGCTCGGCGAACCCGTGGCGGCGGATCTCCAACGTCAAGCAGACCACGAGCTCGACGTGGAACGGCGTCAACAGCGCCGGCGTCACCGCGGCGTGGCTCGCTGAGGCGACGATCGTCGTGGACCAGGCGCTGACCGTCGGCAACGTGGTGGTCACCCCGTCGAAGGCCGCCGCGTGGGTGTACGGGTCCTATGAAGTGCTCGAGGACACCGACTTCGGCCTGCAGCTGCCCCGGCTCCTGGCAGACGCGAAGGACCGGCTGGAGGAGGCCGCGTTCGCGGTGAACACCACCGCGGGCATCCCCCTCGGCGTGGTCCCCGCCGCGACGACCGTGGTCACCACCGCGACCACCACCGTGATCGCCCTCGCCGACATCTACGCCGTCCAGGCCGCCCTGCCGGCCCGGTTCCGCAACTCGCCGTCCGCCGCGTGGGTCGCGAACGTGTCCATCATCAACCGCATCCGCCAGCTCGACACCGCCGGCGGCTCCTCGTTCTGGACGAACCTGGGCAAGGGGCAGCCGGAGACGCTGCTCGGCGCGCCGATCTACGAGTCGACGTCGATGGTCGGCACCGCGGCCACGACCACCCTGGAAGCGATCTTCGGGGACTTCAGCCAGTACCTCATAGTGGACAGAGTGGGCGTAAGTATGATTTACGACCCATTGGTGCAGGGGTCGGGCGGCATACTCCCATCTGGACAAGCTGGCTGGTTCATGTTCTGGCGCGTAGGTGCGAATCTTACGACCGTCAACGCGTTTCGCGTAATGAAAGGCGCGTAACGACCTGGGGTTTCTTGTGCTCGGTTGGTTTATGTTTTAGACTGAGAGCAAGAAGCCTGGCCAGCAAGAAGCCCCGGCGGATGATTAGGCATCCCCGGGGCGCGGCCGGGCACTCGCAGAGGAGTGCCGACATGGCGGATCGTACGTGTTCAGAAGAAGGCTGCACCACCAAGGTTCAGGCCCGCGGACTGTGCGGCAGGCATTACCAGATCGACCGCGCCATCCGGAACGGCTCAAAGCAGTGCTCTCGTAAGGGCTGCACACTGCTCGCCGTGCTGGATGGCCTGTGCCGCAATCACTACATGATCCGCAGGAACCGGGAAGACCGCGGCCGCCGCCAGTGCAAAGTCGAAGACTGCCCGAACCCGCACGACGCACTGGGCTACTGCGAGATGCATTACCAGCGAGTGCGGAGGGACGGCGAACCCGGACCTGCGGTTCCTCTCCGGGCAGCGCGGGGAGCCGGCCATCTGCATAAGACCGGCTACCGCACCATCCGGCGAGGCCCAAGGCGCGTATTCGAGCACCGGGCCGTCATGGAAGAGGCTCGCGGGCGCCCGCTGGAGCCATGGGAGAACGTCCACCACAAGAACGGCATGAGGGCCGACAACCGCATCGAGAACCTAGAGCTCTGGGTGAAGGTGCAGCCCGCCGGCCAGCGTCTCGAAGACCTGATCGCGTTCGTGGTGGAGCACTACCCGGATGAGGTCCGGGAAGCGCTAGCCGCTAGGTCATGAAACTCGGATCTCTATGGCGCCACCCTCGCCAAGCGTGAGGCGCGCGGTCGGCTGGATGCCGGTGTCGCGTTCGACGACGCGGAAGGCGTCATTGAGGTAGAGGCGAAGGCCGTCCGCGGGGAAGTTCCCGTAGGCGGTGACGATCACTTCGCCGGGCCTGGGGTGCCATTGCGTGACCCCGTTCGCCGGGTGCGCGGCGGTCATGGCATGTCCCAGTGCTCGCGGATGCCGAGGAACCGGCGCAGTCGCCGCCATGCGGACGGCGGCGGGATGTGCCGGATGGCCATCGCTGGGCTGGCTAGCCATTCGTCGTACTCGGCCTGAAGTTCGGCCATCTCGGCGTCGTACTCGGGTGTGTGCGGGATGCCCCGGTAGACCTCGCTGTTGTAGACGGCGAGCGCCTCGAACTTCGCAGGCATCATGACGTGCCCACCTCCAGGCCGAGGATCTCAATGATCCGGTTGGTGGCGCGACGGGCTTCATTGCTGGTGTGCATGAAGCCGCTGTCATCCGGGTCATCCGGTTTGGGCGGCAGGCGCAGCCCGATGCGTTCCACAACATCGCAGATGTCGCCGTACTGCTCAGCGGTCACGTACCGGGCGCTGAGGGACTCGCTGACTAGCTCGTTCATAGGGCGCCGCGTCTTGAATGCTTCGCGCCGCAGGTTCTCGTGGACGTCGTCTGGGAGCCGGACTGTCATCGCTTTACTCATGTAACCACGATACCACGGTTGCATGGTGATTGGAGAACTCATGGCCGCCCGTTACGCGATCAACCCGGGGTCCTACACCCTCGCCTCCGGTGCGGTGGTCTCGGTGGAGCCGGGAGACACCCGCGACTCGGTGACCGACTCGGTGGAGATCCTTATCTGGGCGGCGAACTGGACGGCGACGGTGCCGTCGGCGGCGGCGATAGGGCACCGCCGCATGGGCTGGCTGGCTGTTTACCCGAGAGGGCAAGTGTGATGGCGTATCAGGCGCAGGACAATTTCACGGCGTCGCCGGACGGGGTACCGTTCGCGGTGGAGCGGGGCCAGGTGTTCCCGGACAACCACCCTTTGGTGAAGCTGGACGCGGGCCGGGGGCTGCTGTTCAAGCCGCTGGACCTGGACGAGCCGCCGCCGGGTGACAAGGCGCCGAAGACGGGCCCGGCGGCCAAGGCTGCGCCGGCGGCCAAGACGGCGAGGGCGTGATGGGTTTCACCGAGCCGGACTCGCCGCCGCCGCCGCTGGGTGTCCCGCAGATGCCGCAGGCGTCCATGCCGGGGATCGCACCGGCACCGTACACGGGGCCGGACCAGCGGCCGGAGCCGCCCACGTACGCGGCGGCGGCGGTGACGTGGAATCTTCCCGGGCCGGATGTGATGGCGTTTCCCGGCGGCACCGGTGCCAACGCGGTGCAGGAGTCCGGTTACGCGCATGACGTGAACGCGGGGCTGGTCAGCCCGTTCTACGCGGGCGCGATCTCCCCGGTGCAGATGCCGGGGCCCGGGGATGCGGGCGGGCGGGACGATGTCGCCGGGACTGTGGCCGGTGCGGTGGCGAATGCGACCGGCCGCTACCTGGAGCATGAGGGCGACACGCACGGCATCGGCTCGACGATCGGGGACGTGATGACATTCCCGCCGTCGCCGCTTGATGTGCCGGCGGGCCCGGGGCTGACGGACCCGGCCGGCCACTACTATGACCCGCCGCGCAACTACGGAGATGAGCCAGCATGATCACCCCAACTGACGGCCCGTCGAGCCCGGAGAACTATGCGATGGTGACGCCGCATGGCCGTGGCCCGGCGGCGTACGACATTGCGGCGCCGCTGGGCGAAGCGGGGATCACCTCGGCGTTTGACCAGTCGAACGCCGACGCCGGTGCGGGGGTGCTGTATGAGCAGTCGGAGCGGCAGCATCAGGCGGCGTCGGTGCTGGAGTCGCCGGCAGGTTTCGGCGCGGATGGTTTTACGGTGGATGGTGGCACGACGGCGGGCTGGCCGCGTGACGTCAAGCCGTCACCGTCGTTCTGGAACGGCGGAGACGGCGGCGCGTGACCGCTGACACGGCCCCGCCGGCGCTGGCGAACCACCGCCGCGCGGCGACCGGGGTGCGGCTGAACCTGGGCTGCGGCGCCGACGTCCGCCCCGGCTGGGTGAACGTGGACCGCGCCGTGCAGCCGGGCGTCGAGGTGGTCACCGACTTCGACCACGAGCCGCACCTGCCGTTCACCGACGGCCAGGTCGGCTACTCGGAGGGCTCGCACGTCATCGAGCACCTGCGTGACCCGCTGCCGTTCATGGCCGAGCTGTGGCGGGTGACCCGCTCCGGCGGCCACGTCGTGTTCCGCTGCCCGTACGGCAGCAGCGACGACGCTGACGAGGACCCGACGCACGTGCGCAGGATGTTCCCCGGGTCGTGGGGGTTCTTCTCCCAGCCGTACTACCACCGGGTCACCGGGTCCTACGGGTACCGGGGCGACTGGCAGCTGACCGACCTGACGCTGTCGGTGTTCCCGGAGTTCTCCGGGTGCACCGACTCCGAGTTGTGGTCGATGATCCGGTTCCAGCGGAACGTCGTGCAAGAGCAGACGGCGCGGCTGCGGTGCGTGAAGCCGGCCCGCAAGCCCCTCGCGGAGCTGCAGGAGAAGTTCGCCCTGAACCTGGAACGCCCCAGTGCCTGACCTGGTCGCCGGGTACGTGCACGGCGGCAGCGTCCGCGCGGAGTTCTGCGCGTCGCTGCTGGACCTGGTCACCAAGGGCCCCGCCACGGTGGAGACGGTGCTGGCCTACCAGTCGGGGCCGAACATCGCCACCGGCCGCAACCAGCTGGTGAACACGTTCCTGACGGAGTACACGGCGCCGTGGCTGCTGATGCTGGACACGGACATGGTGTTCGGCGAGGACACCGCGGCCCGGCTCATCGAGGCCGCGGACCCGGGCGACCGCCCGGTGGTGGGCGCGCTGTGCTTCTCGCAGAACCATGAGGGGCCGCCGTTCAGCACGATGTACGACCTGACGGAGCCGGAGCCGGGCCGGCTGGCGTTCGCCCGGCGCAGCGAGTGGCCGGAGGGCGAGTGCGTGCCGGTGAGCGCGACGGGGGCGGCGTGCCTGCTGATGCACCGCGACGCCCTGGAGCTGGTGGGCAAGGCGTCGCGGCGTCCCTCGTCGCCGTGGTTTGAGGAGGTGCCCGTCGGGGCGCCTTTGGCGCTGATGGGTGAGGACATGACGTTCTGCCTGCGGTGCCAGGCCGCCGGCGTCCCGGTCCACGTGGCGACCGGGATCAGGGTGGGGCACATGAAGGTGCAGATGCTCTGATGGCCGAGGTGACGCTGGCCGGGGACGGCGCCCTGCGGGTGTACCTGGCGCCGCCGGCGTTCCTGGTGGTCACCGAGGCGGAGGTCACCTTGTTCGACGGCGGCGACGCCGGCCGCGTCCTGTGGCGCAAGTCCCGAAACGATCTGGAGGCAAGCCGTGAGTGACGACCTGGGCAAGATCCGCGAGGACGCCGCCGCTGAGGTGGCGCAGGAGCAGGCGGACATGCAGGCCGCGCAGCTGGCCTCGGCCGCGGAGCAGGCGACGGCGGCGCGGGAGGCGGCCGAGGAGGAGCTCCGCAAGGTGGCGAGGACGGACGCGGTGGCGGAGGCGAAGGCGCAGCAGGCCGTCGACGCTGCCCGCGAGGCGGAGCAGGCCGCGAAGAAGGCGGCCGGGAGCGCCGGCTCGAAGTGACCTGACCCGCGCCCTCCAGACCCCGGGGCACCGACAGCCCTGGGGGTGGAAGTGTCTCCGATCACGATCGAGCACCACCGGTCCGCGTCGGCGCGGTGCCAGGGCTGCGACACGTCCTGGCACGCGGGGGACGCGCTGTCGGTGCTGGCGGTGCTCACTGAGGCGGCGGAGCACGCGATGGAGTCCGGGCACACGGTGGACGAGCACGTCGCCGACGACGCAGTGGTGCACCCCCTGACGACGAGGGAGACCTGACATGAAGCGCATCCTGTTCCTGCTCGCGCCCCTGGCGGCCGTGGCGTTCGCCGCGCCCGCGCTGGCGGGCAGCGCCCACTTCGTCGGCGCGCCGCTCGTCACGGTGTCCGGGGCGACGGTGACGGTGTCGGCGAAGGAGGCCGGGCTGGGTGACCTGGCGCAGGTCCACGTGGTGCTGTCGGGGACGGCGTCGTGTGTCAACGGCGGCGGGAACAACCCGCAGGCGGTGAACAAGACCTCGTTCGCCCAGGCGGCGGCCGAGCCGGTGCAGAACGGGCACACGGACTACACGCTGTCCGCCACGGCCGCGTTCCAGCCGCCGTGCGCGCCGCCGATGACGGTCGAGTTCTCCGGCGTGACGCTGACCGACACGACGTCCGGGATCAGCGAGCCCGTGCTGCCGTGAGCGGGGAGACCCCGGAGGAGTTCCGGGACCGGATGCGCTCGATCCAGCACATCAGGGGCGGCCGGACCCGGCCGCTGGAGAAGGTCATCACCCGCCCTGACCGTGACCCGGCGGGGAACCAGATCGACGCGGGCCGCCGGGCGAAGGTGGTCATCAACGAGGAGCGGGACATCATCCTGACCACGTCGGACAACCGGCAGGACGCGAACATCATCGGCACGCCGGCGATAGCGGGCGGCGCCGGAGAGGAAGGCTGAACCGTGGCCGTGACCAGCCATGTGCTACCAAAGGCCATCGTCGCGATGGTGGGCGCGACCGCGGTGAACCTGACCACGGACACGTTCACCGCCGGGCTGTGCACGGGCGACTCGTCGGCGTGGACGACGGGCACCGTGTGGGGCCGCCAGTTCGCCTCCGACATCACCACCGCGTACACGGAGATCGCCACGGTGGGCACGTACACCGCCGGGTACGCGGGCCGGGTCGCGCTGACCACTTTGACGTTCACCCAGCAGGCGGCGACGAACGACAACATCGTCTCGTGGACGTGCACGGCCCCGTCTCCGATCGCGTTCGGCGGCGGCGCGGCGTCGATCAGCGCGCGGACGATGTTCATCAACGACAAGACGGCGAAGTCGTCGGCGGCGGACACCAGCTCGATCGTCATCGTGACGGTCGACTTCGGCGTGACGGTGTCGTCGACGGCGGGGGCGTACACGTACACGGTGGCTGGCACGCCCAACGGCCTGGCGTTCTTCACGATGAGCTAGGAGTAAGGCGTGAGCGGCTACAAGCCGATTGGGACGGAAGTTCTCTACTCCTACGCGTCCCCGGCGACGATCAGCGTCGTGTCCGCGAGCGCGGTGACGATCACTGCGGGGTGGCCGGCGATCCGCATCCCGGCGGGGTTCTTCGCCAACACCGGCGACTGGTCAAGCGCGCTGCGGTGGAAGATGGGCGGCTTCGTCACGACGACCGCGACGGTGCCGACGTTCGCGTGGGGCCTGGCGGTGACCGTCGTCGCGACGCCGCCGGCGTTCGCCGCGACGCCGTCGCTGGGTGTCACGGCGGCGGTGATCCCGGCGGCGACGGGCGTCACCGGCGCGTCGTGGTTCATGGACGTGGACATCACGCTGAAGACCCTGACCGGCTCGAACACGTCGGTGCTGGTGACGATGGGGGAGGTGCGGATGCCGGGGGTGACGGCGGCGCCGTTCCTGGGCCGCACCATCCCGGCCGCCGGCGCGGCGAACACGATGTCGACCTATGACACGTCGCAGATGTACTTCCTGTGGCCGTACCTGACGCTGGGCGCGGCGACGGCGGGCAACCAGGTGACCGCCCAGTACGGCAAGCTCTACGGCGAGAACTGAGGGGGACCGGTGGCTCGGCTGGCCTGCTGCGGCTTCGAGTGGAACAGCCTGGGTGCCGCCAGCCCCGATTTCGCTGTCCTGCAGTCGGGAACTTTCCCGTCGCTGGCCCCCGGCGGGGTGGCGTTCGTGTCGGCGAAGGTGCGGTCCGGGTTCGCCGCGGTGCGCGCCCAGGCTGACGTGAACGGGGGGGCGGCGGTCAGTGTCGGCGGCACCTGGTCGTGGACGGCCAGCACCACCTACTACTTCCGGGGCTGCTACTGCTTCGCCGGCCTCCCGGGCGGTGCTCCCGAACGCCGGATCATGGTGCCGGCGCCCAATCCCAGTTTCGGGCCGGCGAGCGCCCGGGTGAGCGCGGCCGGCAAGCTGCAGCTGTGGGATGACACGTTCGGCAGCACTGGCGTCCAGATCGGCTCCGACTGGTCCGGCACTGTCGCCGCCGACGGCGCCACCTGGTACGTGGTCGAGATGAGCATGACCCTCGACGCCTCGGGGCTGGCGACCACGGCCGCGCTGCAAGTCAACGGCAGTGCCGTCGCTTCCGGCGGCCTCACGAACCACAACGCGCCCGTGGGTGCGACGGTGGTCTGCGGCTGGCAAGCCGCCGACTCGTCGAACCCGGTCATGTTCGTTGACGACGTCGCGGTCAACGACTCCACCGGCGCCTCCCAGAACTCCTGGTGCGGCTCGGGGCAGATCGTCACCTTGTTCCCCGCGTCCGACAGCGCCCGGGGGGCGAACTGGACCGGCGGCGCGGGCGGCACCACGAACCTGTGGCAGGCGGTGCGCAACACGCCGCCCGGGGGCCTGGCGCTGGCGTCGGCGACGAACCTGACCGAGGTCGTGAACGCGGTCAGCGACTCCACCGGCAACTATGACGCCGCCCTGGTGCCTTACAGCGCGATGGGCGTCCCGGCGGCCGAGACGGTGCTGCTGGTGATGGGCACGTGGGTGACGGCGTGCTCGGTGACCAACGGCGTCAGTGGCGCGGTGCGGCTGGCGTCCAACCCCGCTGCGGCTGCGGAGACGGCGATCACCGCGAACACGGTCGCCGCCACCTACCCCACTGGGTGGGTGCGCTACCCGGCCACGGCGGCGCAGGTGGCCTCCCAGGTCGTGTACGGCGACATTTCCGCCGCGAACCGGTCCGTCGCGCCGGTGGTCCGGATCGGCAAGCGGCAGAACTCCTCCCGGGTCCTGGCGTGCTGCGCGATGGGCGCCCACGTGGAGGTCACCGCATTAGCGCAGCGGCTGGTGGGGTTCAACACCACGGCCGGGCAGGCCGTGCAGTTCGCGGCAGTCTGGTGACAGGAGGGGACCGGTGGGCTCACCCCGGCTGTACGTGGTGCAGACGACCGGCACGACCGGCACGACCGGCACGACGATCCCGTGGTGTGTGAAGCAGAACACCCGGTCCCTGGTGATCGCCCAGTTCGGCTTCTCGCTGGGCGCGGCGGCGCCGGGCGCGGGGATGACGGCGCAGCTGCAGGGCGTCGCAGGGGCGCTCCCCGGGTCGGGAAGCACGCAGACGCCGGGGAAGCTGGGGGACCAGTCCCTGCCGGCGGCGACGGCTACCGCCGAGGTCGGCGGCACGACGATCGGCACCGTCGCCGTTGCCGGCCCCGTCTGGTACGTGCAGCCGTTCGGCGGCATCATCGACATCGAGTACCCGCTGAAACGTGAGCCCGGCCTTGAGGGCGGCACCGCCGGGTACTGGGCGCTGCAGGTCACGAACCTGGCCGTCGCCTACCCCTACGCCTCTTATGTGATCTTCGAAGAGACCTGAGCCGCCGTGGCCGGAGGGTAGCCCATGCCGGTCCTCGGCCGCTCCCAGCCGGTACAGAACACGGTCAAGTCCGGCGCCCCCCTGGCCCCTGTCGCGCCCCCTCCCGCGTCGCTGCACAGCCGGTCGCTGCGCCGGTCGCGGCGCCCCCGGCAGCAGATGCTGCCGCCGGCGCCGCCGCCGGTGGTGGCGGGGCCGGGGATAGCTGAGGACGCCTCCGCGCCGGCGCCGGTGCACACCGCGTCGGGCTCGGGTGTCACGTTCGTCACGACGGCCAGCTTCACCCCGGCGGCGAACTCGCTCATCGTCGCGATCGCGGAGTCCGGCAGCAACACCGGGGCCCTGGCGACCTGCCCGGTCACCGACTCGCTGGGTTCGGTGTGGACGCTGCTGAAGCGGGCCAACGCGCCGGCGGGCAACGGCGGCAGCGCCGAGGTGTGGGCGCTGGACGCCGGGGCGTCCCCGGCGGCGCGGACGGTCACCGCGACTGGCACCGGCGGCACGTTCGCCACCGGCGTGTCGCTGACCGTCAAGGTGCTGACCGGCGCCAAGCCGGCGGCGTCGTGCCTGGGCGCGTCCGCGGCGGCGCTGAACACCACCGCGTACGGCATCGCGATCACGCCGACGGTGCTCGGCTCGCTGCTCGCCGGCGGCCTGGTCGACGTGATCACCGGGACCGGGGCGCTGACGGTCAACGGGGTCACGACCGCCTACCAGTCGTTCCTGGACACCGGCAGCACGGAGAAGTACGCCGAGTTCCGGGCGACCGCGCTGACCGCGGCCACCGGGTCGCCGGTGACGATCGGGTTCTCCACCACCGCGGGTGACGGGCAGAACCTGGTCGCGGTGGAGATCCTCCCCGCCGCCGGCGGCGGGGACGCGAACACCACCGGCACCGCCGCCCCGGGCACCGTGGCCTCCCCCGCCGGGACGCCGTCCGCCGACGCGAGCGTCACCGGTGTGGCGGCCACTGTCACGGCGGCGGCCCCGGCTGGTGTGGCCGCGGGCAGCACCCCCGCGAACGTCACGGGTGTGGGTGCCCCGGTGACCGCCCAGGGCGGCACGGGCACGGCCGCCGGTGCCGGTGGCCTGGCCCTGGTCCAGTCCGCCGGGGGCGCCACGGCCGGGGCGACGGCCACGGTCACGGCGACGTTCGGCGCCGGCACGACGGCGGGGAACTGCGTCGTCGCTGTCGTGGGAACCCGGTCGGCTACCGCGCTGAGTGGCGTGACACTGGGCGGCGCGGCCGGCAACTTCTCGCAGCTTCTCAGCAACACCGCCCAGAGCCTCGCTACCATCCGCATCTGGGCCGACCCTAACTGCGCAGGCGGGCAGACCGCGGTAGTCGCCAGTCTCTCCGCCGGCTCCGCCGCGATGGCCATGGTCATCTACGAGTTCTCCGGGCTGGCGGCGTCGTCGGTGCTGGACCTGAGCAGTTCCGGTAGCAGTGCGTCGAGTGCCACGTTCACCTCCGGTGCGACCGCGACTACGTCACAGGCGGCGGAGGTGTGGGTCGGCGGGGCGGACATCGCCGTTGCCGGCACCCTGACCGGGCCGGCGTCCCCGTGGGTCAACGAACCGCAGCAGACCTCCACCACCACCATCCTCGGGCTGCTGTCCGGGTACCAGGTCACGTCCTCCGCCGCGGCGGCGACGTACTCGGGGTCGATCAGCACCACCACGGTGTACGGCGCCGGGGTGGTCACGCTGCTGCCCGCGGGCAGCAGCCCCGCGAACGTCACCGGCGTGGCCGCCGCGGTCACGGCAGCCTCCCCGGCGGGGGCGCCGTCCGCCGCGGGCAGCGTCACCGGGCTGGGCGCCCCGGTCACGGTGGCGTCTCCCGCTGGGGCGGCCTCGGCCGCCGCGAACGTCACGGGCGTGGCCGCGCACGTCACGGCCGCCGCACCCGCTGGAACCCCGGCCAGTGCCGCTGCGGTCACCGGTATTGCCGCCCCGGTCACCGCAGCTTCCCCAGCCGGGACGGTCACCGGCGCCGCGAACGTCACGGGTGCCGCTGCGGCGGCGCCGGCCGCGGCGCCCGCTGGTGCCGCCGCCAGTGCCGCCGCCGTCACGGGCGCCGCAGCCGCGGTCACCGCCGCCGCCCCGGCTGGGACGTTCGCGGGCAGTGCGAGCACCACCGGCGCAGCGGCTGCGGTAACCGTCGCGGCGCCCGCTGGTGTGGCCGCGGGCACCGGCAGCGGCGCGGCGAACGTCACCGGCGCCGGCGCCGCAGTCACAGCCGCCAGCCCCGCCGGGACGCCGTCCGCCGCCGCGAGCGCCACAGGCGTGGCCGCCCCGGCCACGGTGGCCGCGCCGGCGGGGACTGCGGCGGGCTCGGCCACGGTCACTGGGCTCGCCGCCCCGGCGACCGTGGCCAGCCCGGCGGGCAGCCCGTCCGCCGGCGGCAACATCACCGGTGCAGCCGCGCACGCCACCGTGGCCGCGACCGCTGGAACCCCGGCCAGTGCCGCGAGCACCACCGGCACGGCGGCACCGGTCGCGGTGGCGGCCCCCGCCGGGGTGGCCGCCGGGGCGTCGCCGAACGCGAACGTCACCGGCGTGGCCGCCGCGGTCACCGCAGCCGCCCCGGCGGGGGTGCCGAACAGCGGCGCCGCGGTCGCCGGCGTGGCCGCCCCGGTCACCGCCGCCGGGGGGCAGGGGACCGCCAGCGCCCCCGCCGCCGTCGCCGGCGCCGCCGCCCACGTCACCGCGGCCAGCCCCGCAGGCACCACCGCCGCGGCGGCCGCCGTCGCCGGCGCCAGCGCACCGGTCCTCGCCGCCGCCCCCGCGGGCGCCCTGGCCGCCGCCGCCCGCACCACCGGGCTCGCCGCCCTCGCCACCGCGCTCGGCGGGACCGGCGCCCCAGCCGGGGCGCTGCCGTTCACCATCGGCGCCCTGAGCGGCTCCGCGGCGCCGGCCTCGGTGCTTACCGGGGGGACCGCCAGCAGCGCCCTGGCAGCCGCCGTGGCGCCGCAGAGCACCATCACAGCCGGAACAGTCCAGGCGACGGGAGGACCGAGTGGCTAGGTTCCCCCTCGGCCAGCCCGTCACCATCGGCCCCATCACCGTCCGGGACCGGACCGGCGCCCTGGTCGACGCCGGGGCGCTGACCATCGTGGTCAAGCTCGCCGCCGCCGACGGCACCCAGACGACCACCGGCACCTACGCCACGCCCACCCGCGACTCCCTCGGCACCTACCACCAGGACGTCCCGGTCACCGACCTGGCGGTGGCCGGGCACTACCAGTGGGTGGCGACGTCCACCGGCACGGGCGCCGGGGTGACGTACGGCGAGTTCGACATTTTTGACCCCTACGAGACCAGTGTCTTGCCGCTCGCCGACGCGAAGGACCAGCTGAACATCGCCCAGTCGAACACCGCCTACGACGCCGAGATCGCCTCCTGGATCGCCACTATCGAGTCGAACCTGGAGCGCGCCACCGGCGGCCCGGTCACCAACCGCACCGTCACCGCCGAGCGCGCCGAAATGATGTCCAGCCAGACGGTGATCGTGGTCCGCCAGCGGCCCCTGGTGTCGGTCACGTCGATCACCGGCGCGGGTGGCAGCCCGATAGACATCTCCGGCGGCCTGAAGCTGGACACCAACGCGGGCGTGATCCGCAAGCCGCTGGGGCTGCCGTTCTACGGGCCGTTCTTCTCCTGGCTGCCCGAGGTGTACGTCACCTACGTCGCCGGGTGGGGCACAAGTGTCCCGGCGGCGTTCAACAGCTTCGGCCGGATCGTGCTGCAGCACCTGTGGGACTCCCAGCACGGCCCCAGCGTGCGGCCGTCGATGGGCGGCAGCGAACTGGTGACCATCCCGGGGTTCGGGTTCGCGATCCCGAACATGGCCGCCGAGCTGCTGAACGGCTCGGTGAACGGCGTCCCGTTCCTGCAGGAAGCCTTCATCTAGTGGTCACGTCCCGCGTCCCGGCCCTGATCGACTACCTCGTGGCCACGTTCACCGCCGCGTCCACCCTCGGCGCCGCCGTCCCGCCGGTGGCCGTGTACGACGGGCCGCAGACCACGCTCGCCCCCGCCCAGCTGGTCCTGTGGGTCGGCCTCGACGACCCCGACACCGACCAGGTCGCCCCGTCGGCCGCCGCGTTCGAGCAGGAATGGGCCGGCCTGGGCAAACAGGCCCGCAACGAGGTCTCCACCATCCACTGCGTCGCCGAAGCCTGGACCGGCGCCGACGACATCAAAGGCACCCGCGCGGCGGCGTTCGCGATCCTCGCCGCGGTGGAGGACGTCGTCCGCACCGACCCGTTCTCGGGCCTGGCGCTGTTCCCGGACCCGGGGGTGACCGGGGGTGAGCTGCGGCAGAACAACACCGAGCGGGGGTCGCAGGCCCGGGTGAGTTTCCAGATCGCATTCAAGTCCCGGCTATAGCAACAGGAGGGCACCCGTGTCCCGTGTGAAAAACATCAGCGGAGGCGCGCTGGACGTGCCGCTGCTGGACCGGGTCGTGGAGGCGGACGAGGTCGTCGAGGTCCCGGACGTGCAGGCCGACGGGGTGTCGCCGATCGTGTGGCCGGGCAACCGGTGGGAACCCGTCGCGGAACCCAAGGCGAAGGCCAAGGCTGACACGAGCGGGAAGGCGGCCGACTGATGCCCGTATACGCGAGCGGTCTTTCCGGCCAGGTCGGCACCGTGGCCGAGGTCACCTACGGCACGCCGGTCACTGTGACCCGGTTTTACGAGTTCCTGTCGGAGAACTTCCAGTACAACCCCGCATGGCTGGACGGCGCCGGGCTGAAGGCCGGGCAGGCGTACAACCGGGCCTCCCGGACGGTCGTGTCGCAGGCCGACGTCAACGGCGACCTCACCATGGAGCACACCTCCGGCGAGGCCGCCACCGCCATCGCGGACAGCATGGGCTTCTGGTGGAAGTACGCCCTCGGGTCGGCGTTCACCACCCCGGTGGTGGTGCTGGGGACCGCGTTCTCCCAGACGCACGTCAACGGGTCCAAGGCGGGGCAGTTCCTCACCGTCCAGGTCGGCCGCCCGCAGATCTCCGGCGTCACCGTGCAGCCGTTCACCTACACCGGGGTCAAGATCACCGACTGGGAGTTCAGCGTAAACGACAACCAGATCGCCCAGCTCAAGGTGACCTGCGACGGGCAGACCGAACTGACCTCCACGGGCCTGGCCGCCGCGTCGTACCCGACACCGAACGGCCTGTTCTCCTTCGCCAACGCGACGGTCATGACGATCGGCGGCACCGCGTCCACCAGCGCCGGGGTGACCACCGTCGCTGGCGGGTCCACCCTCGGCTCCCGGGTCAACGGGATCGTCCTCACTGGGTCGACGCCGATGAAGATCGACCGGTACGGCCTCGGCAACGCTGGGCTGAAGGCCGAGCCGATTGAGAACGCGATCCCCACCATCACCGGGACGCTCTCGACGGAGTTCTTCTCGCGGACTGAGCTGTACGACGTGTTCAAGACCGCCGGCACGACGCCGCTGCAGGTCGACTTCACCAAGTTCGATTCAGCGGGGAACGACGCCAACGGGGTCGCCGCCGGGCCGAACCCCTACCGCCTGTCGATCATCCTGCCGGCGGTGAAGTTTAAGACGGGCTCGGTGAACATCGGCGGGCCGGACGTGATCCCCCAGAGCATCGGCTTCCAGGCTTATGACGACGGCACGACCAACCCGGTCATCCAGGTGCGGATCGTGTCCAAGGAGCAGACGATCTAGCCATGCCGCGCGCTGACATCCGGGTGGGCCTGGGCTCACGCGGCGCGTCCCTGCGGGTCATCGCCCGTGAGCTGCGGGGCATGGACGGCCGGAAGGTGAAGGGGATCTTCAAGGACGCCCTCGAAGGCGCCGCCCGGCCCTACCCGGCGCGGGTCCGGGCGTCGGTGCTGGCGATCCCGGTGAAGGAAGGCGGCAAGCACACGGGGCTGCGCGCCCGGATCGCCCAGTGCGTGGAGCTTTCCTCTGGCACGGACGCCAAGGGCGCGTATGCGTCGGTGTGGGTGAACCCGTTCCGGATGCTGCCCGACTACGTCACCCTGCCGTTGTACATGCAGGGCGTGAGCGAGGGGCGGCTGCGCCGTTATGACCGGTGGCGGCACCCGGTGTACCAGACTGCCCGGAACCCGGACACGTGGCGGCAGCAGTCCTCCCACCCGTACTTCTACCAGGCCGCCGAGCCACTCGGCCGCGCTGCCGGGGAGGCGCTGAAGGCGGCGCTGGAGGACATCACGAGGAAACTTAACGGGTGATCTGAAACAAGGGCACCTGCAGGGCGGCGATCTTGCGCCGCTCAACTTCTGCCTGTGCGGTCTCCAGTGCGTCGGCCATGCGGCGCAACAGGGCTGGATCATCACCGGCGAACCCGATCGCCGCATTGCAGAGGTTATGAGCGATGCCCCGGCGGCAGATTGCACATGACTTGTTCTGGGGGCAGCAATCATGGTCATGATCCATGGTTACGTCGCCGGACAGAGCCTCTCCGCAGAGGTAGCACCGTCCACCTTGGGCATTCCACAGGGTCGCCAAGTCCTCTGGTTGCATCCCATGGCGACGGCGGGCGTTGTCAGCAGCGATCTTGGATCGGCTGCGGCTTTCCCGCTTCTTTTCGATGATCTTCGTGCGGTTCTGCCTGTAGTGCGCACTTTTCTTGGCAAGAGTCTCCGCCCGGTTGGCCGCATAGTACTCACGGTTGTATTCGCGTTTCCGGGTCTGCGCATCCTCAGATGTCAACGGCTGACCGGCTCCCCCACGGCGGGGCGGCTGCGGCAGGCCATTACCAGGGCCCAGATCCACGGCACGATCAGGAACGCGAACAGGTTGATGACGGTCACCCGGCCGCGGTGGGGGGCTGGCCGTGCCCACGCGATGATCGCCGGGGTGAAGTAGACGGCGAACGCGGCGAGCCAGATGAGTGCGTGAATGGGGCTGTTCATGACCGCTCCCTTGCCGCAGCCAGCGCGCTGCTGCGGATGAACTCGGAGAGGCTGCTGATGTTCCGGGCGCGGGCGGCGGCCTCTAGCGTGGCCCGTTCCTCGGGCAGCAGCCGCAGGGCGATGAGCACCGTGCGCTGCCGCGACTCGGAATGCTTTCTAGGCAAGGTCGTTCAGCACTTCGGGCACGCGCCGGACAGCCTGCCAGAATCCCGAGTGGCATGGGCAGTCGCACGACTGGTCACAGCACCCGCCAGGGCTTTCCTCGTGCTTGCCCTCGTCGCAGGGTGTCCGGTGGTCGGTCTCACGCCCAAGGCTGTCTTTCATCTCGCGTCTCTCTCTCTCTTGTGGTTATACCGTCAGCTTACGCGGTTATACCGCGCTGTCAACCGGAGACTTCATGCGCCTGTCCAAGGAAGACATCCTCAAGGCCGAAGACCTCGGCACCGAAGAGGTTGAGTGCCCGGAATGGGGCGGCTCGGTCCTGGTGCGCGGCATGACGGGCCGGGAGCGGGACGCGTTCGAGGTGTCGCTGATGCAGCCCGGCCGCGGTGGCCGGCGGGAGATGAACCCGGCGAACGTCCGCGCCAAGGTCGTGGTCCGGTGCGTGGTCGACGACGACGGGAACCGGCTGTTCACCGACGCGGACGCCACCGAGCTCGGGGCGAAGTCGGCGGCGGCGGTGGACCGGGTGTACGAGGTCGCGGCGCGGCTGTCGGGGATGTCGGACGATGACCAGGCGGAGCTGGTGCGGGATTTCGCGCTGGCGGATGGCGGCGGTTCACCTACGGCCTCGCCGCCCGCCTCGGCAAGACGGTCGAAGAGCTCCTGAGCGAGGTGTCCAGCGCGGAGCTGACCGGGTGGCTGGCCTTGTACCAGGCAGAAGCGGCCGAGCGCGCAGAAGCCGAGGCTAAGCGGCAGCGGCCGGGGGCGGCCTGATGGCATCCATCCAGTACGTGGTCAACGCGGTTGACAGCGCGTCCGGGGTGTTCGCGAAGATCGCCCTGTCCGCCGACAGCCTCGACAAGCAGCTCGCCGACCTGTCGCGGCGGGTCGCCACGCCCGAGGTCGACCTGAAGGACGCCAAGTTCACCCTCGGCATGGTGAACGCAGCCAAGCGGCTCGACGCGCTGTCGGCGAAGATGGCGGAGCCGGGGGTCGACCTTAAGGACCCGAAGTTCCAGACGGAGATCCTGCGGATCAACGCGCAGCTGGACCGGCTGGACAAGCGGCACGTCACCACCACGGTCACGGTCAAGGAGCGGCTCGACAAGGTCGCCGGGGCCGGTGCCCTCGCGCCGTCAGGGATGGGGGTAGCGGCCGGGCTGTCCCCCGCGCTGATCCCGTTGTCAGCAGGCATCGCGGCGGGTGTCGCCGCGATCGCCGTCTCCTTCGGTGCTGCCGTGGCCGGGGCGGGCGCGTTCGGGCTGCTGGCCAAGTCGGCGCTGACCACGGCCGGGACCGCGGCCACTGCCGTGGAGAAGGCGCAGAACCAGTACAAGGCGTCTCTGGTCGCGATCCACCAGCAGTACGCGGTGAACTCCGCCGCCGCCACAACCCACGCACAGAAGGCCGCCGCACTCGCCACTGAGCAGAAAGCGCTCACCGCAGCGGGCATCGCGCAGACCAAGGCCATCAACCTGGCCTATGCGCAGATGACCCCGAAGCAGATCGCCCTGTCCAAGGCGATCGGGAACATGCAAGACGCCTGGGACAACGTCCAGCACAGCCTCGCCCCCATCGTCTCGGGTGCGCTGGTGCCGTGGCTGCACGCCGTCACGGGCGCCATGCAGCTCATCAAGCCGTTTGTGACCCCGATCGCGGCCGTGTTCAAGGACTGGGGGCAATCCCTTAACCGGTACTTCTCCAACACGATCGTGGCTGAGCAACTGCGCCAGATCGCCGTCTCGTTCGGGAAGTTCTCGGCCAGCCAGCTCCGCGACATCGGGCACTTCCTGGTGGACATCGGCGCGGCGATCTTCCACCTGGGCAGCGACCTGACGGCTGGCGGCGTCAACTGGGGTGCCTTCGGGGATCACCTCAAGGCGTGGGGCAAGGCATTCGACACCTGGTCCAAGTCGGCGCAGGCCCGCGCGGACGTACAAGGGTTCCTGCGTTACCTGCACCAGAACGGGGCCACCGTCAAAGGCATCCTGTCGGACCTGGGGAAGGTGCTGCCGGGCATCCTCAAAGGCGTGTCCACCACGGGGACACTGGAACTGCAGGCCATCGCCGGGTTCCTGGGGCTGATCGCGAACCTGCCGAAAGGCTGGCAGGCGCCGCTGACCGAAGCGGCCGGGGCGATGCTGCTGCTGTCCAAAACGGGTGTGCTGAAGGTGGGGCTGAAGCTCACCGGGCAACTGGCAGAGCACCCCACGGCGTTCGGTTTCAGTATCGGCACGCTGCTGGCCGCTGGCATCATCGAGGCGGTCAACCGGCACGATCCTGGCAAGAAAAGCATCTGGCAGCAGTTCAGCCCGCCGCCCAAGGGGCAGGCGGACACGTGGCTGAACTCCTGGTCCGGGCTCGGTGACCGCATCGTCCAGATCGCTGACGACACCCGTCATGGTGTTTCGCAAGCCTGGGACTTCCTGTGGAACCACACCCTGGCCAGCACCAAGCAGGGCAACCACGACATATCTGTCGCCTTTGATCATTTCCGTCACAGCACCGCGTCTACCTTTGATGACCTGCGACACGGCATCGCCACGGCGTGGGACACGATCTGGAGCAACACCAAGGCGATCGTCAGCGCCGGCATCAGCGCCGTGGTGGGTTTCTTCAAGGGCCTGCCCGGCAAAGCCCTCGGCGCCTTGCGCGGCTTCGGGCACTCGCTGTACGCGTTCGCCCACGCCGCGCTGGACGACTTCCTGTCCGGCTTGAAGTCCGTCGGCGGGACGGTTCTGTCCTGGCTGAAGAACTTCATCGGCGGCATCCCGGGCGCCATCATGCGCTTCCTGCACATGTCCCCGCCGCACACCGGCAGCGTGTTCTACGACCTCGGCGCGAACCTGATGCACCACCTTGAGGCCGGCATCAAGGCGACCGCGCACAAGGCCGTCGCCGCCGCGCAGGCCGTGTCACGCCGGGTGGCGAACGTGGGCGCCGGGGTGCAGCGATGGGCGCCGCTGGTGCGCCGCGCGCTGGCCATGGAGGGCCTGTCCCCGTCGCTGCTGGGCAACGTGCTGTTCCAGATGCAGACCGAGTCCGGCGGGAACCCGAACGCGATCAACCTGACCGACTCCAACGCCGCCCACGGCGACCCGTCCCGCGGGCTGATGCAGACGATCATGGGCACGTTCCGCGCGTACCACTGGCCCGGCACGTCGAACAACATCTACGACCCGCTGGCCAACATCGCCGCCGCGCTGAACTACGCCCGGCACGTGTACGGGCCCACGCTGATGTCCGGCGGAATGGGCATCGGCTCCGGCCACGGGTACGCGGCCGGGTCATGGAGCGTCCCGTACACGGGCCCGGCCATGGTGCACCAGGGGGAGATGATCATCCCGGCGGCAGCAGCAGCGGCGGTCCGCGCCGGGAGCGGCGGCGGCAACACCTACAACATCAACGTGCACGTGCCCCCGTCGGCGGACAAGGCCAGCGTGGGCCGCCAGGTCGTTGAGGTGATCCGCGAGTTCGAGCGCAGAAGTGGAAGTTCTTGGAGAAACTGAGAACCTGAAGACTGGGAACCTTCCGTCTGCCTCCCCAGGGAGCGGAAGGTTCCCTCATCCCTGGGGAGAGATGAAGTGTCACGCAAGGATCGGCGTGAATATTACCGCCAGTACTACGCGGCCAACGTTGAACGTAAGCGGGAGTATGCCCGCAAGCGCCGCCAAGAACACCCGGGTCTCTATCGCGAAAAACAGGTGGCAGTCAATAAACGCGCGAAGATACGGGCGCGGGCGCGGGGCTACAAGGAGCCGTGCGTTCTTGAGCGTGAGCAGGTAATAGCCGCCTACTGGCATGCGCAGGGCGGCTGCTGCTACCTCTGCGCCGAGCCCCTGCTGCTCGAAGAGGCGATCCTAGAGCACGATCATCGCTGCTGCCCGAACCGCAAGTGGTGCTCACGCTGCGTCCGTGGGGCCGCCCATTCCTCATGCAACGCTGCGATCGGCTACGTCCTAGACGATCCAGATCGGCTGGAAACTATCGCGCGTAACCTGCGCGCCAAGCTCGCCGAGATGGATGACCGCCTGGCGGCGAAGTCTCAGCAGCTCACCTTGGATGACGTGGCCTAGGAAGGGACGGCGGTCGTAGGTGGCGTTCACCCTGGTGCAGAAGTCCGCGGCGGTCGGCACCGGCACCGGCGGCACCGTCACCGGCACCCTCCCCGCCGGCTCCACCGCGGGCAACACCCTGGTCGCGTGCCTGGGCGGCAACGTCGGCGCCACCCAGTTCGCCGGCGCGGCGGGATGGGTGCAGGCCGCCCAGGCCGGCAACGGCACCCTGTCCCGCTGCGAGGTCTGGTACCTGCCGTCGTGCCCGGCCGGGGTCACCACGGCCGTGTTCACCAGCGGCTCCGGGGCCCTGCGGGCGGCCCTCGCCGAGTTCCACTCATCCGTCGCCGGCGCGACCGTCACCGTCGACGTGGCGGGCACCGGCACCGCGGGCGCGGTCACCACCTGTGTGGCCACCGGGTCCGGCACCGCCGGGGACCTGCTGGTCACCGCGTTCACCGAGCACCTCCCCGCCGCCGCCGTGGTCACCTGGACCGACCCGGCCGGCTACACCCTGCTGGGCTCGGTCACCGCCTCCAACCAGAACCCCGTGTACTCCGCGTACAAGCTGTCCGCCGCCGGCGGCGCGATCAGCGTCACCGGCACGTCGAACCAGACGGCGGCGGCCAGCGGGTGGACCGGCTGCATCGTGTCGTTCAAGGAGGTGGCCGGGAGCACCCTGGCGGTCACCACCACGTCCCCGATGCCCGGCGGCCAGGTCGGGATCCCCTACAACCAGTCCCTGTCCGCCACGGGGGGCGCACCGCCGTACACGTGGGCCGTCACCGCGGGCTCGCTCCCGGCAGGCACGTCGCTGGCGGCCTCCGGGGGGCGGGGCGGGCTGTCCGGGGTCACCATGGCAGCGGCCGAGAAGCCGTCGCCGACTGTCGCGACCGCCAACTGGGAGGCGCTCACCGGGATCAACTGCACCGGCCGCAAGTGCTACTTCCAGACGAACGCGGACGGGTCCGGGATCTTCCCCCTCGTGCCGGAGAACACGATCCAGGACTGCCTCAACAACAACCTGGTCCTCTACCTGTGCGTCAAGCCCGCGCTGAACCCGCCGACCGTCCGCGACTTCAACGCCCTCCAGGCGTCGGTGCAGGCGATGACCGACCTCGGCCTGACCGTCAAGGTCCTCCTCTGGCAGGAGGTGGAGGACCAGGTCAGCAACCCTGTGCTGTACAAGGCCGGGCTGGTCTACTACGCCCCGGCCATCCACGCCGTCCCCGGCGCCCTGCTGGTCCACGACTCGGCCGGGAGCAAGCACCTGCTGTGGTCGTCCTTCTTCCCGACCGGCCCGTCGCTCGCGGTCGTGGACGAGTACATGATCGACTTTTATGCGAACACCTACTCCGCCGGCGCGCGGATCGACCCGTGGATGGCCATGGCCGCCGCCACCGGCAAACGCGTCGGCGTCGGGGAGATGGGGTCCTCCCTCGGCAGCTCCGCCGTCCCGCCGGACACCGGCCCCGGCAGCGTCACCGAGTACCTGCACTACGTCAACGGGTTCGCCGCCGCGCTGCCGCCCGGCCTCTACGCCTGGTACCAGCAGACGAACAAGAACGTCAACAACATCATCAGCGACCCGTCGGACTTCCGCATCCCGCTGCTGCAGGCCATCGACGCGACCATCGCCGGGACGGGCGCCGGGGCCGGGGCGATCACCGGCACCCCCACGGCGGCGGCCACGTCGTCGTTCACCGTCCGGGCCACCGACACCAACGCGGCCACCGCCACCGCCGCCCTGTCGATCACCGTCACCGGCAGCGCCGGGCCGCCGGCGGTCACCACCACCGCGCTCCCGGCAGCCACCGTCGGCGTCGCCTACCCGCTCACCGCCCTGACCGAAGCCGGCGGCACCGCCCCGTTCACCTGGGCGGTCACCACGGGTGCCCTCCCCGACGGGCTCACCCTCGGCCCGCTGGGGTTCGTCTTCGGCACCCCCACCGCCGGGGCCGCCACAAGCGGGTTCACCGTCACCGTCACCGACGCCAACAACCTCACCGGCACCCAGGCCCTGTTCATCACCGTCGTCGCCTCCCTGACCCCGCCGCCGTCCCCCGCCACGCCGCGGCCCGGGTTCCCGCAGGTCGTCATCGAAGCCGGGCTGACCGCCGCCGCCCCGCAGGTCCCCGCCGGGACGTTCATCCTCGACGACCCGGTGTACGGGAAACTCGACTCCGGCAACCAGCTCGCCGACTCCACCACCTGGACCGACATCGCCGGCCTGTTCGTGCGCGGCTCGATCAGCCGCCCCTCCACCCGCGTCCAGGGCCCCCTGGCCACCTACCAGGGCGGCACCGCCACCGGCACGTTCGACAACGCCACCGGCACCCTCGACCCGGACAACCCGTCGTCGGTGTACGCGGGCGCGCTGCGGCCCATGGTCCCGTTCCGGGTCCGCGCCGTCTACGGGTCGGTCAGCTACCCCATGTGGGCCGGGTTCACCGCCTCCTTCGCGGGGTCGGACCTCACCTACGACATGGGCTACGACGAGGTCACCATCACCGCCGACGACGGGTTCAAAGTCCTCGCCGGGATCACCATCCCCGCCGGCGGCGGCACCGACGGCGACGGCGACGGCGAAGACTCCGGCTCCCGGGTCACCCGCATCCTCAACGCGGCCCAGTGGTACACCGACCACCGCCGCGTCTCCGCCGGCGACTCCCCCGTCCAGGGCACCTTCTGGGGCGACACCGCCCTGAACCTTTTGCAGCTCACCGCGGACTCCGAGATCGGCGAGCTGTACATGGACGGCGCCGGGAACGTGGTGTTCCGCAACCGGCAGGCCGTCCTCGAGGACACCCGCTCGAGCCAGGTGCAGGCCGTGTTCGGGGACCTGCCCGGCACCGTCCACGGGGCGTTCACCGAGCTGGCGTGCGTCCCGCACCGCCGCGCCACCGACGACACCACCCTGGCCAACGACGTCCAGGCCACCAGCGTGGGCGGCACCCCGCAGGAGGCGCAGAGCCTGGCGTCGCAGCGGGCGTACCTGTTCCCCCGCACCTACGCGAGGAGTGACCTGCTCCTCACCGACGACCCCACCACCCTCGCCTGGGCGCAGTGGGTGCTCGCGGTGTCCCTCACCGGCGACGACCGGTTCGACGCGATCACCATCGACCCCGTCGCCGACCCCGACAGCCTGTTCCCCCAGGTGCTCGCCCGGGAGATCGGCGACCGGATCCAGGTGTGGCGCCGCCCGCAGAACTCCGGCACCACGATCGTCCAGGACTGCTTCATCCGCGGCATCCAGCACGACTTGGACGCCGTCGCCGGCACCTGGTCCACCACGTGGACCCTGCAGTCCGCGCTGCGCTACACCGGGTTCCTCATCCTCGACGACCCCACCTACGGGCTGCTGAACACCGGCAAGCTCGCATTCTGACCGAAGGGAACCGCGTTCAATGCCCGTAAAAGTGTGGAACGTCGGAGACGTGCTTGCCGCGAATGACGTGAACGTGTGGCTGGCGCCGATCGTCGGGGTGAAGTCCGCCGACCAGGTCACCAGCTCGCACACCACGCTCATCAACGACGCGGACATGCGGTTTGCCGTCGCCGCCAACAGCCTGTACGAGTTCCACGCGTACGTGCGGTTCGCCTCCCCCACCGGCGGCGACTGGAAGTCGTCGTTCACCGTCCCCGCCGGGGCCTCGGCCCACTTCCAGCGGCTCGGCCGCGACATCTCCGGCAACTTCGCCGGTGACTCGGAGTGGCTGGACACCGACTCCGTCACCAGCCAGGGCAGAGGCGCCGGCACCCCCACGAACGCCCAGTTCATGGGCGTGCTGATCACCGGCGGCACCGCCGGGAACCTCATCTTCCAGTGGGCTCAGCAGACGTCCAACGCGGGGAACACGACCCTGTACGCGAACTCGTACCTGACCGGGCGCAGGATCGGCTAGGAGGCGCACGTCAGAGGCGCAGGCCCGCGTCGTTGCGACTACTCGCGAGCTTGCCCAGGATGGCATTCGAGCGGCACTGTCTGGGCGACGGAGGCTAGCACGCTGCGCCTTAGCTCACCCTACTCACGAAGGGACCAGCCATGGCTCCCGTCACTCCACGCGCGCCGGTCGAGGCGAAAACGCAGGCCGCCGGGACGGCCGGCATCGTCGCCGGCGCCATCATCTGGCTGTTGCAGGAGTACGTGTTCAAGGGCACCGTCAACCCGGGCGTCGTGTCCCTGGTGTACGCCGCCGTCCCCGGTGTCCTCGCGTTCGCTGCCGCCTACGTGGCGCCGCACACTCCCCGGCCGGTGGCCGCCCCGCCGGCCGGGGTGCCGCCCACCGGCACCGTCACCGTCACCCGGCCGTCGGTGACCACCACCACCCCGGCGCCGCTGCCGCCACCCACCGGGGACCAGCTGTGAGGCTGCGCTGGGCGGCGGCGGCCGTCCCCGCGGCGGCAGCCGTGGCCGCAGTGGCTCTCGCGTTCACTCCCGCAGCCGCCAGCGAGCCGGTGCCGCACTGCCAGCCGGTGCTCATCCAGACCCCCTGGCGCACGTTCACCGTCAAGGCGTGCGACTCCGGGCTCCGTACCCCCGCGCCCGGGAAGGAGTGGGCGTGGACGGTCGACGGGTCCGCGCTCAAAGGCGGCGCGGTCATCATCGGCTCCCAGATCCCCCGGCAGTGATCTTGAACGGGTGACACTGGCAACTGCCGATCGGGAAGCACGTCGTCTTGACGTCGGTGCAGATGTGCTGAGCAAGCGTTCGCAGCCCGGCGGCCCAGCCGCTCCAGAAGCCTTCAACATCTTCGGCGTATGCGTCCTTCTCTGCTAGTTCGGCCATCTTCTCGGCCATGGCCAGCGTGTCTTCGGCGCTCAGCATGGCCTCATCATCCCCCAGGAAGGACGCCCATGGCCGTAGTCGTCGGGCACGATGCCATCCACCTCAACATCGGCCATCTGCCGCCAGGCCAGCAGGCTGGTTACACCACCGGCAGCGCGGACATCCGCTGGACCAGCGGCGACTGGAAGGCCCACCCTGGCGCGGTCCGCATCTGCCAGGACAGCGGCTCCGACCACACCGCCGACGCCCTCGACGTGGAGCGCGGCGCCGGCACCAACAGCCAGGCCGCACCCTGGTTCAGGGCCGCGCTGGCCGCCTACCACGCCGCCGCCCGCCCCGGGCAAAGGTCACCCGCCGTCTACACCAGCGCGTCGAACGTGACCCCCCTGGTCAACGCCCTCCTCGCCGGGGGTGTCACGTCCGGCGTGAGCCTGTGGGTGGCGAACTGGAACCTGTCCCTGCCGCAGGCGTACGCCGACGTCACCGCCGCCGCCGGGCCGTACCCCATCGTCGGCGTCCAGTGGTCCTCCGGGCAGTACTACGACACCAACGTGTTCTCCGGCACCTGGCTCGCCCGCGTGTCCGCCGAGCCCGTCATGTGGCGGGAACTGGTCACCGGCGGCACGCTGTCGCTGGAGCAGGTCGCCGAAGAGGTGGGCATGCTGCCGTCGAGCGTGCTGCGGCACACCGCCACCCACTACGGCGCGTTCGACGCCACCACCAGCGACTACCTCAACGGGCTCGCCGCCGGGACCATCGCCCCCGACGCGCCCATACCGCCGGGCGCGAGACTGTGGGTGCGGCTGTGAGGTGGCTGTGGGCGCCGGCGCACTACTGGCCCATCTGGCTCGGCGCCACCGTCGGCACGTTCCTGCTCCGCGAGATATGGGCCCTTGCCAGCCACCGCACCGCTGACACGCTGTCCGACTGGGTGTGGAACCAGCTGCACATCGTCACCCGCGAGTCCATCACCCAGTGGTCCGCCGCCGACCTGCTGCTGTTCTTCGTCTACCTGGCCGTGTTCGTCGGCTGGCTCCCCTGGCACTTCTGGTTCCGCAAGTTCACTTAACGGAGGCAAGGAGCGGGGGCGGTGAGCGGCGAAACCGAAGCGTCGGTGTCCGGCTGGACGACCGACACCCTCCACCAGCACATGTCCCGCCGCCTCGACGACCTCGACCGGGCCCTGTCCCGGCGCATGGACGACGCCGACAAGGCCATCCAGGCCGCCCTCGTCTCCGCCGAGAAGGCCGTCGCCAAGGCCGAAGCCGCCTCCGAGCGCAGGTTCGAAGGGGTCAACGAGTTCCGGCAGACCCTCTCCGACCAGGCCGCCACGTTCCCCACCCGCAACGAGGTCGCCGCGCAGATCGAGCGGGTCAACAGCGACACCGCCCGCAACGCCGACCGGATCGCCGAGATGGAACTGCGGCTCACCTCCCGCCTCGACCGCGGCGAGGGCACCACCGCCGGCGCCGCCGGGCAGCGCACCGAGCGGCGCCTCGACGCCGGCCTCAACTACACCGCCGCTTCGGTGCTGCTCGGGTTCCTCGTCCTCGCCCTCGCCCTGTACGCCGCGCTGCACCATTAGACCGCCCCCGCTCCCGGGTCAGCACAGCCGGGAGCGGGGGTCCTTCTTGCGTTCGGGGATGTTCGCGGGTGTTCGGAAACGTTTCGCCTGCGCCATTGCGCTTGCCAGTGGGCGCCGGGCCCCGGATCATCGGGGTACTTGGGTTGTGCGCTTAGCCCGGACGGCCCGGTGGCGAAATTGCGGGGGCACCCGGTGGAGCGGGTGCCCCCGGTTCGCCCGCCCACGCCGGGTCGTAGTCCGGGTGGCAGCTGTAGACAGCGGCGAGGTGGCGCACGTCAGCGCATGGCCAGGGTGCAGAGGACAACTCATCGGCGGAGAACTCGAAGCACTCCACGGTGCAGCAGGCGCCGCAGACTTGCCACTGGCCTAGTGGGCGCGGCTGATGCCGGGCCAGGATCGCCCGCTTGGCCGCGACCTCGGTAACCATCCGGTATGAAGCGAAGTGCTGCCAGAACGCCGAAGCTGCCGGCCCGCCCTGGCCGGTGAAGTCCGGCTCGCCGCCCATGAAGCGGGTTGCTCCCATGAGCCCCTTGGCGATGCGGTCGTCCTCATCCAGCCGCGCGGCCAGGAACGCCGCCAAGTCGCTCACGACGCGACCTCCAGGACCGGCTCCCCCGGCCCGGGGTCGTCCGGGGGCGCCCGCAGCAGTTCCGGCCCGTTCCGCGCCTGCCCGGCGTGCCACATCTCGTGCCGGGGCATCAGCCACGACGGCCACAGCGGCGACCTCGACGGGTCGCCGTGGAGGCAGTCCGTGCACACCACGATGGACCCGTGCAGCATCGGCTCGTACGGCAACGCAACTCCCTCGCGGGGTCTGGACAAGGGAACAGGCCACCATCTTCCCAGCAGTCACGAGAGTAACGCGGCGGTCACCGTGCCTGCCTTTCGTTGCCTGCCAGCACCGCAACCTTCATGCGCTCAACCTCTGCGGGATTCTCGCTGCGCCACTGCGCCCAGGACTCGTCGGTCAGTTTCCACTCCAGCCACTCCGGAACGTCGGGGCTCAGGTGCTTGTACGGCGCCCGGTACCGGAGGCAGCGGTTGCACAGCGGAATCATGTCCTTGCGGCCGTAGGTCAGGTGCTCGCCGCAGAAGAACAGTCCGCAGCCGTGCTCGCCGCCGTACGGGTCACCACCGCACACATAGCCGAGCCCGCGATCAATCTTCTCCTCGCAGCGGGGGAAGTCACAGGTGGCCGGGACGCCGTAACCGATGTCCCGGTTCCACCGGGTGTCGAAACCTATTGACCAGCCCATTGCTTCCTCTCCTCAGCCGCAGGCACCGTCACCGGCACCACCTTCGCCGCCTCCAGCGCCAGCGGCGGCGCGGCCACCGCACGCGGCTCCGGCGCCCGTGCAGCGTCACGTGCACATGCACGCCACACCCGCAGGGCCAGCCGCGCCGCGCCGTACGCCACCCCCAGGCCCACCGCGCACCCCACCACGGCGGCGGCCACCTCCAGGCCCGTCAGGATCGCCCGCCACGCGGCAGCGACCACGACAGCGCAGACGACGACGACGGCCGCCGCCCACCCGCCGCCGCCGCTCCCGCTACTGCTGCCGCCCTTGCACGGCGTCCAGTGGTAGCCATAGTTGCCCATCTGTTCCTCCCTGGTTGGATGGAGCGGGGCTGCGGCAAGGTAGGGGTGCCGCAGCCCCGCTGTCCTACGGTCGCTGGTCCAGCCGCATGCCGACGTACTGCCAGCGCAGGACGAAGCACTCAGCGCAACGGCCGTGCGCCCACGGGTTACGGTGCCAGCGATGAAACATCACCCTGCGTCCCGCCGCCACGCCGCGTGCGACCGCTTCTCCTCGCGCCGGGCCTCCGCAGGTTTGCCCTGCGCCTTCAGCCGGTCAGCGTTCTGCTGGTGGCGCCGGCCCTGTGGGCTGTCCACCTTCTTCGGCAGCCCGACCCCCTTGAACGGTCCCATCGCGGTTACCTCCAGATCCCCCGGCGGCTGCCGGTGTTGATAACGCCGTTCTGGCCGTCGCGGCGCACCACGCCACGCTGTGCGCCCTTCGGCCGCGGGTCGCGCGCCTGCGGCGGGACATGCCTGCCGCCCAGCCAGCCGCCGGAACCGTCGGTCTTCTTGTGCCAGCCCTCCGGCTGATACTTGGGCATCGCGATCACTTCCTCCTTGCTAGGTCAGGGCGAACGATCTGCGCGCCCCACCGCAACTGGCGCGGCTTCTTGCCGCCGTCGCACGCCCGGCAGTCCCCGTACACCCGGCCGTGCGACCACCGGCCCTTCCCGTCGCCGCCGCACGACCGGCACTTCCGCCACGGGTTCACCGCCAGGTCCACCACCCGGTATGCGACCGCGATGAGCACGACCGCCGCGAGCACCGTGGCCCCGTTCACCGGCGGCTCGCGTCGAACGCCGCGATCTCGTCCGCCAGGAACAAGTCCGCGTTCCCGTCCCGGGCCACAGGAAGCGGAGACATCCGCTCGCCCTCCGGCCGCTGCCGGTCCCGCCACATCGCCATCTTCAGCCCCGCCCACGTCGTCCCCGGGCCCACGTAGCCGCGCTCCACCGCCTGCTTCAGCGTCACCATCACCCGCGGCCCGGCCGTAACCGGAAGGGGGGGTGTAACAGTTACATCCGCTGGTGAGGGGCCACTGTCAAGACCCGGGATTCCGGTAACAAGCGAGCGGGGGACCGTCGACGGCAGTCGCCCGATGTTCCCCGCAAGCACCAGCGCCCGCGCCATCACCGGGTCAAGCTGCGGCGTCTGGACCTCGCGGACACCGCCAGAAGTCACCAGCTGGAAGCGGCCGACCTGTGTCGGCGACGGCGGCATCGGGGTGTCGCCGCACATCATCTTCCACGTCGGCGCCTCGTACCGGGTCAGCAGCTTGATCCCGCACTGCGACCGCACACTGGAGTCCTTGCTGCCCGTCACCTCGGCGGTCAGGGCCTGCCCGATCAGCACCAGGTGCTTGCGGACCTGCCGCCCGGCGAAAGCATCCTCGCCGAGCCCGGTCAGCGCGGGGGACTTCGCCGGGTCGTCCGGGCCCTTGTTCTTCCCCCAGTACTGCTTCAGCCGGGGCACCGCCAGGTTCAGCTCCTCCGCCAGGGTGAACTGCCGCGCGCCGACGTTCGCGTGCACCCTGCCCGTGGTGTCCATCCCCGCGAACGCCACGTCGCCGCGCCGGTCCAGCTCCTCCGACAGCCAGCACATCCCGTCGTGCAGCTGCTCCGTCGTCCAGGCGTAGGCGACGTTCGGCAGCTGCACGAGGTTGCGGTCCATGTCCTTCAGGATCCACGGGTAGGACAGCCGCCGCTTCGCGTCCAGGACCAGGCCGATACCACCCCTGAGCAGCACTTGCAGCAGCAGCCACCCGCCTATGTTGCTCTTCGTCCCGCCCGTGCCCGCGGCGATGGCGACGTGTGGGCTGTCGGTGTCCAGGGACGCCGTGACGAGCTCCTCGCCCTTCCCGACCCCGGCCAGCAGCTCGTGCTCCTTGCACTTGCGCATCTCGTCGAGCAGGTCGGCCATCCTCACGTGCCCCGGCGGCGGCGGGGAGTGCCGCAGCACCAGCAGCGGCACCGGGCCGTCCTTGCGCCACGTCACCTTCGGCGACTCGATGGCCGCCTTCGCGCCGACGATCGCCGCCAGGCGCTGCTCGTCCCGGGCGTCCGACGGCCACCCCGCGGGCAGGCACAGGGTCACGCCGAGGATGCCGCCGCCGGCGTCGAGCTCGGGCTTGATCCACGACTCCGCCCGGGTCGCGCGGGGGATGCCGGCCACCTGGTGGGCGGCCAGGTGCAGCGGGAACAGCACCGACCGGCGCATCCCGCGGCCCTGCAGCCGCCGCCACGCCAGGAACGCCAGGAACCCAGCCGAAACGAACAATAGACATACAACTACCAGCACCGTGACCTGCGCGTTCACCAGGAACGCCACGACCACGACCAGGAACCCCAGTGTGCCGCCCGTCCGGTGCACCGTCCGCTTCCACCGGGGCAAGTGCTGCCAGCGGGTCGCGTGGCCGGTCGGCGTCAGGGCCCGCTGGCCGTGGCGGAGCCAGCCCGCGTCGGTGACGTGGTGGCCGTGCAAAGGGTGGCCGGTCAGGAACCGCCAGCCGAAGATAAGGAACTTCTGGCCGAGGAACCAGCCGCGGATGCGGTGCACGCTGTAACCGGTGACCGTAACGATCACCAGCGCGGCGGTTACAGGGCCGATCATCCTGCCAGGCCGCCTGTTACCGCTGTTACGGCCGGGACGGGAGGGTAACCTCTGCTTCTCTCTTCCTTCTTCTCTCCCTTGTCCCTCTCGTTCTGTCTCTTCGACCCCCAACAGACCCTGTCGGGTCTGTTATCGGTGACTCCGTCACCGAGGTGACGGACCTGCGGTGCTCCGTGCCAGGCCATGCACACGATCTCGGCGTGGCTGTACCACTGGCCGCGGTGCTTCGACCGCAGGTAGCCGTCCTTGTCCGGCGTCCCCTCGCGCACCTTGCCCTCGATGCGGACCCGGCCGAGCGACGACCCCTCGAACACGCCGCCCGGGTAGCCCATCCGCCGCGACGCGCGCACCTTCCGCCACGCCTCAGCCATGGGCGGCCTGGCCGTTCGCGGACAGGGCGGCCCCGGCCGGGGCACCTTGGGGGGCGGGGACCAGCGCCCCGGCCGGGACCTGGGCAGCCGGGGCAGTCCCCGTGTGGGTCCTGGGGAAAGGACCGCCCCGGCTGCGCTCAGGGACTGCTTCCGTGGCAGCCGGGGCGGCGCCGCGGTGCCATCCAGGGACACCGCCCCGGCTGCGCTCTGCGGCGGCCTCCTTGCGCGCTTTCGCCGCCTCCGCGCGGGTGAGGCCAAAGTCGGCGCGGGCCTCGTTGTCGCTGTACCGGAAACGGCGGTCCATCGCCTCGCGCATGCGCGCTTTCGCCGCCTCAAAACTGGACGACGGAACCGTGCCGCCCTGGGTGGCCGGGGGCCCTGCCGGCCCATCGGTCAGGATTTCCCCGGCCACGTCTCCAGCGGGCGCGCTGCGGGCGCGGCGCACGTGCCACAGCACGACCTCGGCGGCGATGAAGAACACCACCGGCACGAAGCCGTCGATGATGGCGTCGAGCACCGAGTGGACCACGCCCGCGTACACGTTCATCGCCAGCGTCAGCGCGATCCC